GTTTGATAAAGAGAATGGATTATTAAGCTAAAATAATATACGCACTTTTTTCATTCAGATAAATATCATTAGTAAACAAGGAAACGTACATGTCTGCAACTGATAGGCAGTCAAGGCTACTAGTAGCTGAAGACTGGAAAAGAATTTATCAATCATACCGTAACGCTGATTTCCAAAGCTATGACTTTGATAATCTTCGTCGCACAATGATTAATTACCTGCGCCAAAATTATCCAGAAGATTTTAACGACTATATCGAGTCAAGTGAATACCTTGCACTGATTGATATGATTGCTTTCCTTGGGCAAAACTTATCATTCCGCATTGATTTAAATGCTCGTGAAAACTTCCTTGAAACAGCAGAACGTAGAGAAAGTATACTACGTCTTGCACGTATGCTTTCATATAATCCAAAACGTAATCAAGCAGCAAGCGGATTATTAAAAATTAACACAATTAAAACCACAGAAAATGTACTAGATAGTAATAGATTAAATCTAGCAGGTATTACTGTTAAGTGGAATGATCAAACTAACTCAAATTACTTTGAGCAATTTTTAAAAATCTTAAATTCTGCATTACCATTACAAAATGCAATTGGAAATCCACTAAAAACTGAAACTATTGCTGGAGTAGTAACACAAAAATATAAATTTAACGGAACATCAACAGCATCTGCAATATACCCGTTTACCAAAAGAATTGAAGGGGTAAACACACGTTTTGAAGTTGTAAGTAGTGATATTGTAGGAGAAAATATTATTGAAGAAGCACCGCTTCCCGGCAATAGTCCGTCAATGTTATTTAGAGATGACGGCCAAGGCGCAGGCAGTGCTAATACAGGTTTCTTTATGTCGTTTGTTCAAGGAAGATTAGACGCCGGAAAATTTAATGTTAGTAATCCAACACCTAATCAATCAATTGCTATTGATGCAGAAAATATTAATAATAGTGATGTTTGGTTATTTGGTTTAAATTCATCAGGATTTGAAAATCAAGCATGGACTAAAATAGACTCTGTTGAAGGCAATAATGTTGTATATAATAGTTTATTCAATAAAACAAAAGATGTTTTTGCAGTAACTACTAGGATCGGCGACAGAATCAATTTAGTCTTTAGTGACGGTGTGTTTGGAAACTTACCATCAGGAGACTTTAAAGTTTATTATAGAACAAGCTCAGGACTAAGAGCTGTAATAACACCTGCAAGTCTTGGCACAATTCAAATAGAAATACCTTACCAAACTAAAAAAGGTACTAAAGAAACATTAACAATTGGTTTAAAACTAACATATACAGTTAGCAACGGTACTGCTACCGAATCGAACGAAGAAATTAAAGCAAATGCTCCTGCAACATATTATACACAGGATAGACTAATTACAGGCGAAGATTACAACATTGGTCCACTTGCAGTAAGTCAGGAAATTATTAAAACTAAAAGTACTAACAGAATATCTAGTGGCATAAGTAGGTATTTTGACTTAAAAGATGCAAGTGGAAAATACTCAAATACTAGTTTATTTGTAGATGATGGTATTATTTACAAAGAAGAATATCAAGAAAAACAATCTTTTACCTTTGCAACCCAAACAGATATCGAAGGTGCAATTTATAATACTATTGAAGAGATAATAAAGTATTCAAATAGTAAAAACTTTTACTTGTCAAAGTATCCAAAAATTATTGTTAGTGACTTAAATGCTTCTTGGAATGCTAAAACTTCACAAACTAACAATTACACTGGTATTTTTCAAGACACAAGCTCAACGCCATATCCTGTAGGAGAATTTACTGCTAATAGTCTAAGATTAATAGAACCAGGAACAGTAATAAAATTTGTACCACCTTTAGGTAAACATTTTATGGCAGATGGTACATTAATGGACGATACCGGCGCTGATCATTTTGGAAAAACTATGTACAAGTGGGTTAAGGTGTTATCAGTAGACGGTGACGGAACATCGTTGTCAATAGATGCAGACTCAAATGATTATAGCAGAGCAAGTATTGCGCTAAATGACTTTATTCCAACAGGTGCATTAATTGAACAAATTATACCAAAATATTCTCAAGCATTAATTAACGATATTAAGACACAACTTATTGATCAAGCATTTGAATTTAGAAACTTTGCTTTACGATATGATAATTATGATCGCCAATGGAAAATTGTATTAGCAGAAGATGTTAACACAATTAATGATTTTGCAATAGGTAAAGCCGGCGACACTTCTGGCGAAAATCTTGATGCTAGTTGGATGATGTATTTTAAAACAGACGGACAAAAATATACTATTACTTATAGACAAATGCGTTATGTAATGGAAAGCGAAAATGAAATACGTTTCTTTTTTGATGGAGCAGATAAAATTTATGATCCTGCTATAGGAGAAGTTATTCGTGATAAAATTGATATTTTAAATATTAACCGTAAGCCCGGAGAATTAACTCCGTTTACAAGAGATTTTTCTTGGACAATTACAGATCAGTATAAAGATGCTGAGGGTTATTTAGATAGTCGTAAAATACAAATACAATTTATTGATCTAGATGACGACGGAGTATTTGATGATCCAGATATATTTGAACAAATAGTCGGAGAATCTGATACGTCAGTCCCGATCACTGAAAAGGTTGTATTTCAAAAAATATATACTACGTCGGATGGTGTACAAGATTTTAAATTTTTTAATAATTTAAATAATGAAATAATCATTGTCCAGAACGAGTCAGCAATAGCTCCGTATAGCGCCCGACTAGAGGGACAAATATTCTATTTACAAGATGAGCAAATATTTAGAAAATTAAATAAAACTTTAAATAATACTGAAATTAATACCGATTACAAAGCATTCTTTGGCCGTTCAAATTTAAAATTTCATTATATACATGTTGCAGATAGTAATTACAGAATTGATCCAAGTTCGAGTAATATTATTGACACTTATCTATTAACTAAAACATATGATAGAGAACTAAAACAATATATTGCAGGACAATTACTAGTTGAACCTAGACCGCCGAGCAATGACCAATTACTTAGGAATTACGGCGGCGAAATTGCTAAAGTTAAAAGTATAAGTGATGATATCATTTATCATCCTGTACGTTATAAAATATTGTTTGGGCCAAAGGCTCCAGCAGATTTACAAGTTAAATTTAAAATAGTTAGAAATAAAAACTTAGTTATTAATGACAACGAACTAAAAGCAGATATTATTGACGAAATAAACAAATTTTTTGATATTGAAAATTGGGACTTTGGAGAAACATTTTATTTCCAAGAACTTAGTGCATATATTATGAACAAACTATCTCCAAGATTAGTTAGTTTTTTAATAGTTCCTCGACAAACTACGCAAACATTTGGTAGTCTTTTTGAAATAAAAAGTGAAGCAGACGAAATATTTACAAGTGCAGCAACAGTAAGTGATATTGAAACCATAGATGAAATTACAGCAACACAAATACAAGCATCAGGAAATGTAATTAGTTCTGTTCCAAACCCAGTAACAACAGGAATTGTATCAAGCAATTCAATTAGCAATAACAGTAGCTCAAGTAGTAGCTCAAGTAGTAGCTCAAGTAGTAGCTCAAGTAGTAGCTCAAGTAGTAGCTCAGGCAGCGGTAGCTCGAGCAGCGGTAGTAGTAGCGGCGGAGGATATAGTTACTAATGGCATACAATGATGATCAAAATGCGTCTCCACTTCCGGTGCCGGGACAAGATAAAAACATTACAGCAAGTGATTTTTTACCTTCTTTCTTTAGAACAGCAGCTAACAAAAAGTTCTTACAGGCAACACTAGATCAGTTAATACAACCGGGTGTTGCAGAAAAAATAAATGGCTATTTTGGTAGAACAACTGCTAAAGCATTTAAGCCTACTGACAATTATATGGACGATGTTAGTAGCGAAAGGAAAAATTATCAATTAGAACCAGCAGCTGTTATTAAAGATAATTACGACAATGTAGAATTTTATAAAGATTATAATGATTATATTGGCCAACTTGGTGTCTTTGGCGGCAACACACAAAACCATAGTCGTTTGAACACACAAGAAACATATGGATGGAACCCAAATATTGATTGGGATAAATTTGTAAATTTCCGTGAATATTATTGGATGCCAAATGGTCCTATTAGTATTCCTGTAAGAGGACAAAGTAGAGAAGTTGTTAGTACATATACTGTTACAACCGAAGATCAAGGCGATAATGTCGCTTATGTATTTAATGACGGATTAACAAGAAATCCAACACTTAAATTATATCGAGGACAAACATATCGTTTTGAAATTGATACTCCTGGACACCCTATTGCATTTTCGATCTCAAGAACATTTACTCCTGGTAGCTCAATATTAACAGCTGGTACAGAAGGTATTAGAAACGAAGGTTTATTTGATGCTGCATTATACGGTAATGAATACGACCAAGGTGATTTTTTAGTATTACCAAGCAGCGGATCTGTAACGTTTGAAGATGATGATAATGTTTCAACATTATACCCAGATGGGATTCGTAAGTTAGGCGAAGAAGGCGAAGAAGTAGCAGTTGCTTATATTGAAAAAGGAACTATAGAGTTTACTATTCCTGCAAATTCTCCTGAAAGATTATATTATATTAGTAAAAATGAAATCGATACTAGTGGATTAATTAAAATTTATGATATCGAAGAAAATAGCTTTTTAAATGTTACTGATGAAATTCTCGGTAAAAAATACTATAAAAGTGCTAACGGTGTTGAGTTATCAAATGGAATGCAAATTAGATTTCAAGGTGACACTGATAATAGTGTATACAAAGAAAATAATTGGTATGTAGAAGGTGTTGGCGACAAAATTAAATTAGTTAAAGATCAAGACTTAATTATTCCGGCTGTTTATAGTGAAAACAAAGTTGTTCCTTTTGACTCTGAAAAATTTGATAGTTTACCTTTTTCAAATGCAGGCAATTATGCTTCACAAAAAGATTATATTGTCATTAATAGAGCTAGTCCAGATAGAAATGCATGGAGCAGATATAATTGTTGGCATCATAGAGATGTAATTTTAAAAAGTTTTAGTTTTAACAAGTTAGCAGAAAATTTAGATGAATCTAAAAGAGCCTCTCGTCCTATTATTGAATTTGAAGCCGGACTAAAATTAAACAATTTTGGTGCATATGCTAAACAAGATGTAGATTTAATTGATACGTATACTACAGATGCATTTAGTATGATAGAAGGTCAACTTGGATACAATATAGACGGCGTTGATTTAGCTGACGGAATGAGAATTTTATTTACTGCTGATACAGATGTGCTTGTTAATGGAAAAATATTTCAAGTAAAATTTGTTAGAATTGGAAACGATAGACAGATTTCGTTAATTGAAACAGCAGATACTACACCGTTAGATCTTGAAACTATTTTAATTACACAAGGTCAAGTAAATGCAGGTAAAAGCTATCACTATCACAATAATACATGGGTAAAGGCACAAGGAAAAACAAAAACAAACCAGCAGCCACTTTTTGAAGTATGCGATGCTAATGGTAATAGTTTTTCGTCTACAACATATTATCCGCAAACAAATTTTCAAGGAACTAAACTATTTTCATACTTAGAAGGTGAAGGAACATCTGATACTGAATTAGGATTTCCATTATCTTATAGAAATATTGACAATTCCGGCGATATATTGTTTAGTTTTAATTTATTAAGTGATACATTCGAATACGAAGTAGAAAACACAGTGCAAACTAGTGCAATCAGCTCTGGGTATTTAAAGAAGTATAAAAATTTAACAACTTTTAGTTATGCCAACGGTTTTAGTAATACTCCGCAAAAATCAAAACAATTTGTTGTTAGAGAATATGCAGCAACTGATACACAAAAAAATAATTTTAATATTGATGTATATGACAATCCATTTAAAATTACTGATTTAAAAGTAGTAGTATTTGTAAACAATAAAATACAATTATTAACTACAGATTATAATATCAATAAAACAGATCCTGTTGTACAAATACAATTCGTTAACGATTTAAATGTAGGCGATGTTATTAAGGTAAAAACTGATACTAAAACAATAAAAAATCAAAACGGATATTATGAATTTCCCTACAACTTGGAACGCAATCCATTAAATGATGACATTGTGCAATTTACTTTAGGCGAAGTAATTGATCATGTAGATAGTATGTTAGAAGATTTACCAAACTTTACTGGTAAGTTCTTAGGTGCAAATAATCTACGTGACCTTGGAGATTTGGATCAATTCGGCAAACGCTTTGTGAAGCATAGTGGCCCAATTAATCTTCCTTTATATCATATAACAAACAAAGAATATAATATTATCAAAGCATTGAAATATGCTAAAAATGAATATGCACGTTTTAAAAGAACCTTTATCGATACTGCTACAAATTTAGGCTATGACGGAGCAACAAAAACTCATGTAGATTTAATATTAGCTGAATTAAACAAAGATAAAATAAAATCACAACCGTTTTATTTCTCTGATATGATACCTTATGGTTCTTTTAACAGGATTGAATATGCGGTATTAGATCGTAGAACACTAGACTACCCGTTAACTGAAACTTTTACACTAAAAGATTTAACCCCAAAAGGTTTATTAGTTTATCTTAATGGTACTCAAATAACATATAACAAAGATTATAACTTTGATAATGCTGGCTACATAACTATTGATGCAGGACAGTTAGAAAATGATATTATTGAAATTTATGAATATGAGTCATCTGATGGGTCATTTATTTCACCAACACCTACTAAGTTAGGTTTATATCCTAAGTATAATCCAATGTTAACAATTGATGATACTGTACAGCCCACAGTACCTGTTGATGATTCTACCGGACCATTTAAAGTTTATGGACAAATTGAAACTAGTACTAAGTCTATTTTAGGCATTGATCAAGGACTTGTAGGTTGGACATATCCGTTATATACGTCTAGGGCGGCTGCAAAAGAAGCATCTACAGATTCTACTGCTAAGACTATAACATTTGAAGGATTGAATAAATTATTTTATATTCCTAATACAAATGATACAGCAGTAATAGCTGGCAATGACGATGTTGAAGTAACTGAATACTATTACGGAGTTGCATTTATTATAGGGCACGATGGTAGTCGTATAAAGGCATATAAAGATTTTAGAGATAATTTATTAATCGAATTAGAAAAACGCATTTTCAACAATATTAAAGTTGACTATTCTAATTCAAGACTAGATATAGATCAGTTTATTGGCGGCGAATTCAAAACGACTGATTTTACAAAACAAGAAATAGATAAAACATTACTACCAGATTTTCAACAATGGATACAATCAAATCTAAATAATCAAAATTATACTAATAACACGTTTTATAATAGGAATAACGATTGGACTTTTAATTATGCAGATACACTATCTCCAAACGGAAATATAAATCCCGGATTTTGGAGAGGGGTTTATCAACATGCATATGATACAGATCGTCCGCATAGTCATCCTTGGGAAATACAGGGATTTAGATTAAAGCCAACTTGGTGGAACACAGTGTATGGACCTTCTCCGTATACTAGTGATAATTTAGTACTTTGGAAAAATATTGAAGAAGGAAAAATTGCAGATCCTTCTAATGTTACATTTGATCTAAATTATGCTAGGCCAGGCATAACTACACATTTGCCAGTTGATTCACAAGGAAAATTAGTATCTCCATTAGCATCAGGATACGCAAATGATTTTATATTAAATCGTGCAACAAGAAATTTTAAATTTGGTGATTTTGCACCTATCGAAAATGCATGGCGCAATAGTTCAGAATATCCCTTTGCTGTTATGATAGCAATGTTAGTAAACCAGCCAGCCAAAACCATGGGTCTTGGGTTTGATGTATCGAGAATAAAAACAAATTTAAGCGGGCAATGGACATATACAGAAACTAACAAACAGATAGTTTTAAAAGATCTTGTATTACCTAATACTACTAGTTCCACTACACGAGTTATGACATCTGGATTTGTAAACTACATTTACAATTTAGTTGCTAGTGATGTGTTAACAGTTTACAATGACTATAAAACTAATTTGAAAAATTTAACAAATCAAATTGGTATCAAAATTTCAGGATTTACGAGCAAAGAAAACTTTAATTTAATTTTAGACAGCAGATCTCCAACACAATCTCTTTCCCGTGACGGCATATTTGTGCCACAGGAAAATTACAAAGTATTTTTGAATACTAGTAGTCCAAAGACATTGTTAACATACAGTGGTATATTAGTAGAAAAAGTTACAAACGGGTATGTACTCAGTGGATATAGTTTGCAACAACCTTATTTTGAATATTACAAAACAATTAATGGCGCTGCCTTTATAGAAGTTACTGTAGGCGGAAAAAGCGAAAAGGCTTCGTTGTATGCTAACAACACCCAATATTACACTGGCGAGATAATATCTGCTACTAATAGTTTCTTTAAGGTTACAAATGATTTTAAGTCTACTGCCGGTGAAGAAGGCCAAAAACTATTTGATAATAACACAGTAAAACTTCCAAAATTACCAACTACCGGCGGCAGAACAGCAAAATTTAAAAAGAATTTTGCAACAGAAGTTTCAATATTACAATACGGAGCAAGATTTAATACAGTACAAGAAACTGTTGACTTTATATTAGGATACGCACAAAGACAAACAGATTTAGGATTTGAATTTAATAAATTTGACAAAGAAGCTAATGTTGTTGAAGATTGGAGGCAGTCAGCTAAAGAGTTTATGTATTGGACTACACAGGGTTGGGCTCCTGGCGCATTACTGGCAATAAGTCCATCAGCTAATCAGTTGCGAGCTAAACTAGATTATGGCATAATTGATAGTCTAACAGATGAGTTTTATGGGTATAGTTTACTCAAAGCATCTGGAGACTTTTTGGACTCGTCCTTTAGTAGTTTAATAAGAGACAAAAACTCATTTGGTATTTCAATACAAGGTACTGATGACGGGTTATATCATGCGTCATTGCCAGTAATACAAAAAGAACATGTTGTATTACTTGATAATAAAACAATATTCAACGATTTAATATATAATCCAAGTACTGGTTATAGACAAGAAAGAATCCGTGTTAACGGATATAGATCAGATAACTGGAACGGCGGATTAAACATTCCTGGATTTGTTTATGATGATGCAACTTATGGCGACTGGGTACAATGGAAAGATTATAGAATTGGAGATCTTGTAAAATATAAACAGTACTACTACGTAGCACTACGAAATGTTATTGGTACTGAAACATTTAATTCTAACTTTTGGTATAAATTAAATGAAAAACCAGAGTCAGAATTAGTACCAAACTTTGATTATAAAATCAACCAATTTGCAGATTTTTATGATTTAGATACTGATAATTTTGATAGCGAACAACAACGAATGGCTCAGCATTTAATTGGTTTTCAAAAACGACAATATCTTGCTAATATTATTAATGACGATGTAAGTCAGTATAAATTTTATAGAGGTGCAATAGCAGACAAAGGCACAATGAACGTGTTTACTAAACTGTTTAGTGCATTGGGTAATACAACAGATACATTAGAATTGTACGAAGAATGGGCAATACAGTCTGGTAGATTTGGCGCTATTGAAGATATTCAACAAATTGAATTCCAACTTGATGATAAAAAAATGCAAGAATCTCCACAGGCATTTGAGCTTGTTAACACATTGCCTAGCAGTAACCTAAACAATATATATAGGATATTGCCAAACGAAGTGTATAGTAAACCTGTAGATTATGCAAGCGAACCATTTCCAATTAAAGTATTAAGTGAAGAATTTGTTAAAACAGCTGGTTATGTAAGCGAAGAAGATGTTGATTTTGTTGCAGGAGATGTTACTACACTATACAATGTAAATATAAATCAAATTGGATTAGGTCAAACAATATGGGTTACAAACACAGTTAATAACTCCTGGGGAGTTGCGCAACTAAGATCAAAGAACGTACATATAACAGAGTTAAGTAAAGTAATTACGATTACTAATAAGACACCAGCAGCTAATTTTACATTTTTAGAAGTTACTACTGATAAATGGATAGACGATATTTACGAGGTAGATAATTATATTGGATTTAAGGCTGCCGGTGAGCATGGGTTACTGGGATTATACAGAATTAGAGAAAGAAGCTTTAACAAAATTGTAGTCGAAACCCCACTTAACAACGATATTACAGCATTTTCTGGAGAAGGCCCTTATCTTATAGTTAATCTTAGTAACAGCAGGGTTGCTTCAGTTCCAGAGATTAGCGAAAAAATTGGACAAGATATAGTTAAAAATCAAAAAGTGTGGGTTGACAAGTACCAAGATGATTGGGCAGTACTACAAAATAATCCAGTTTATAGTATGCAAGAAACTTTAGAAAATCCTGCAGACTATGATAGTACTGATCAAGGATTTACTGATAGTATTGCTGTAACTAAAAATAATAATAATTTGTTTATCTCAGCACCAGGTGCCGGCAACGGAGAAATATCTGTTTATAAAAGATCAAGAGATGTAGCAAATTTAAATTTTGCACAAAAAATAACTATTGACGAAACGCAAATGTTCACACCAACTAATAGCGACTTTGGTAAAAGTATTGATGTTTCACCAGACGGAGAATACTTGGCAGTTGGTATTCCAAAAGCCAGTAATGTTAAAACTAAGTTAGCATATAAAACTAATGGAGATGGAGAATTAACATTTGATTATCAAACAGATGCTACATACGTTAAAGGAGATATAGTACGTTACCGAGAAAGTTTATGGAAAGCTAATAGAGAAATTTTACCACAAATTGGCGCTCAACCGTTTTCAACATTTGATTCTTACACTAATTTAGCAAATGCTGCTGATGCTGACAGTACTACACTAAATTTACTAGTTGCAGGTAATCCCGGATTACCAAATTATCCTAATACAGATCATATGTTAATACGTGCTCCAAAAGACATGTACTTAGGTACTGCAATTGGTGATAATATTAATCTATTTTGGAATCAACGTAGCTTCACATACCCTACAACAGATAATTATATCCCGTTTGACGGAGAAATACCAGAACTTAGTATAGGATTTATTACAGCAGAACATGCTATTTTAGAAAAAATTGATCATATTATGTATGTTGATACATTTGTGACATTGCCCGCAGTTGGACAAAGAATAACTACAGATACAGGTAGTGCTGAAGTAGATTACGTTGCATTTAAATCCGACAGTGCAGTAATATACCTTAAAAATTCAAATGGTATTTTTGATATTGGTGGCGAATTATACATTAATGATACAGACTTTGTAGGATTTTATACTGAAGAAGATACATATTCTATATCATCATCAGTTGCAGGCTATTGGAAAATTGCAACTCCGCCATATAACAATAATTCTCGGTATTACGATGTAGGTAGAGGATTAGTGTATGCTGATATTAAGAAACAAAATTCTGTACGTGACACTAATTTATATTATAATGTACAAGCTACAGTGGGCGATATTGGTGTATATGTAACAAATAAAAATAGAGTAAGTTTTCTAAGTCACTTATCATATAGAGGAGATCCGTCACCGGCAGATGCACAAGACGGTGTTGAAGCAGATCAGCCTAGTAACAAATGGGTAGTAAGAGTTGGTAAACAATATTCCGATAGTCTTAGTATTGGAGCAACACCTAATTTTGATCTATATCAACTTGACAATAGGGTAATTGACGTTGAAGGCGCAGGACTATCTTACGATATTTTAAATAAACAGCATACTATTATTGATATATGGGACGGTTATATTGACATGGCCCTTAGTGAATTTGATTTTAATGGGTTTGCCTTCCAACCGCAAGTTGGTGATGTAATTGAAGATGTACAAGTGCCTGCAGACGGCCAAGGCGGATTGGCTTTAACAACTATTAGTACAAGTACTGCACAAGTTGTTTTTGTACAACGTAACTTTAACAACGTCCGAGTATATGTAAAAGTGTTAACTGGAGATTTTGTTGAACAGTCTAACATTGGCAAATATGATATTAGAAGAAAAGCAAATACACTTCTTCGAGGACAAACAGATTCAGATCGCGTTATTGCTACAATAGATGATACAAACAATAATATTGTATTACAAACTAGTTTAGTTGGAAAATTACTAGTATTTGAACATACTAGTAATTTTGATATAGTTGAAAATCCTGAAATTATTGATGAAGAATATGCATTTTTTACTGAAATATTTGAATCAGGAATTGAACGAGCAGCAAATTCTCCTTATAGCTTAAACAAGGATTATACACAAGTTTATAATATTCCTGCGCTGGATCAAGGAACTACTAACAGTTTAACAAACGAAGGCGCTGTTGCAATTTATAGAAGATTAAATAACGGAGGATATAGATTTCAAAATCTATTCGTATCTGAACATAGAAAAAACAATAAACAATTTGGTAACAAAGTCAGACTAGTCCAATCAGGCAATTATTATACGTTGTTAGTAGGCAGTAAAAGTCAAAGCGGCAATCCCGGGTCAATTGAAATATTTAGACACGGTGTGTCACCGCAAGAGTCATTTGCCGGAGTTTATAGAAGGCAAGTATATAGTAAAGGTGATATTATCCTTTATAAAGATGACTTTTATATTGCAATAAAAGATGTACCAGAAACAATGAATGATGTATTAAATTCTATATACTGGAACAAAATTAGCTGGCGCTACGGAAAAGATACTGAGTTCATGGGAGAATTTGATAATACAGATTCTTACAGAACAGGTAATGTTGTTTCCTATAATAGTAATTTGTGGAAAGCAGTAACTAATATTGATATTGGAGCAAATAATCCTTCAGATACAAATAACTCTTGGATATTAGTAAGTACTAAAATTGATTACTTGGGCTATCTGCCAAATATTACAGCAAACAATTTTTATGGCGAAGAAACATTTAATCCACAAGAAGAATTATTAGAATTTAGTGAAAACTTTGACGTAAGTGACGATTCAAATGTATTAGTAGTAACAGCAAAAGTAAATGGACAAGATAGTACTACAAATGCTAGAATAGTTGTTTATAGAGAAGTTGATAACAAGTATGTAGTTTCACAAGTTATTTCAGCACCAAATACAAACATTGAAAATAACGGAATTGTGTTTAATGATGAAGCTTGGGCAAAAGCTGTGTCGTTAAGTCCAGACGGAACCCAACTAGCAATTGGCTCTCCGTTAAATGATAATGCTAAAACTAACCAAGGTGAAGTTTATATTTGGACACAAAACAATGCTGGCGTATTTGAGATGACACAAACACTTACTCCGCCTAGTAACGAGGAAAGTGAAAAGTTTGGATTTAGTATAGATTTTGGACAAGACGATTTACTTATTTCAAGTCTAAATGGCGATCAAAAAATCCCAACTTCGTTTGATATAACAAATAATGTTCCAACTACATTTGATAAAAACTTTACTAGTTTTAGAAATACAAAACTGGATAAAGGTATAGTTTATGTTTACGAAAATATTAACAACACATTAGTATATGGTGAACAATTTGTATATCCACTAACTCAAACTATGTTCGGAGAAAATGTATATTCAGTAGGCAATCATGCATATATTGGCGTTCCTCAGCAATATGTTGACGGACGTGATCATCGAGGAATATTAATTGATTATAGAAAACCTCCTAATACAAAATCTTGGAATGTAATAAGTCAAGGTAGTACGCCGACAAATGTTAAACAATTTGCAGGAGCATTTATATATAATAAGCGTTCAAATAGAATTATTTCTTATATAGACTATATTGATCCTATACAAGGTAAAATTGCTGGACCAGCAGATCAAGAAATTTCATATAAATTACCTACAGATCCTGCATTATATAATACAGGATTAACAAGCGATCCACTTGTTGATGCAGATTTAGGTTGGACAAACAAACACATTGGAAAAGTTTGGTGGGATTTAAGTAAAGCTAAATTTGTTAATCCTTATCAAGGTACAACTACTTTTCAAAAAAATAACTGGAATAAACTAACGCCCGGTGCAACAATACTTATTTGTGAATGGGTTGAATCAGTATATTTGCCAGACACTTGGGACCAGTTATCTGGTACTCCAGAAGGATACACTAATGGTGTAAGTGGTACTTCGTTATATGGTAACACTAGGTATTCAACAAAAATTGTATATGACGAAACAAGTAAAACATTTGGCAGATTATATTATTTCTGGGTTACTAACAAAAGAACTGTTCCAAATGGCAGAAATATTAATACTATTGGTATTGCCGAGTTAATTGCTAATCCTAGAACCAATGGATATAAATTTATAAGTTTCTTAGGAAAAGATAAATTTGTTCTTAATAATTGTGATGATTTAATCAACGGTACTGATAGTGTACTTCAAATTAAATATCATACTACTGATAAACCTACCCAAAACTATCATAATCAATATAAGTTGTTTGCTGACGGCTCACCTGATAGTGTTCCAGAGCAAGATTTAGAACGTAAGTGGTTTGATAGTTTGATTGGTTTTGATATAGCAGAAAGAGCAATACCAGATCCTAATATTCCATTAAGTATGCGATACGGTATACAATCAAGACCGCGTCAGAGTATGTTTGTTAATAGAATAGAAGCATTAAAACAAACTATTGAACGAATTAATTTAGTGTTAAAACAAAACTTAATTACTGACGAATATAATCTAACAAACTTGTTAAAGAAAGATGACATACCTACATCTGTTTCACAGCTATGGGATCTAAGTGTTGATAGCATAGATGAATTAGAGTATATTAGTACTAACAAAATACTTAATGCACAATTAACACCGATTATTGTTAACGGTAGACTTGCAAGAGTTAGAATAGATAATCCGGGTCGTGGATATAAGTCTGCACCAAAAGTTGTAATTAACGGCACAGGCAAAGATGCAATTATTGACGTTACAATTAATAATTTAGGGCAAGTTACTGAAGCACAAGTAATTGATGATGGATCTGAATATAATGATCAAACAACAATTAATGTTAGACCATTTACTGTACTAGTAACTTCAGATATTGAAATTAATGGCAAATGGGCTCTGTATTCTTTTAATAACACAACTAATACATGGTATAGAAAAGCCCTACAAAGTTATGATACAACAGCTTACTGGGAGTATATTGACTGGTATGCAGACGGATTTAATCAATTTACTCCAATTACAACTAGCATTGAAGGATCGTATCAACTATTTCCATTAGAAGTAAACATTAATGATGTTGTTAAAATTAATAATGTTGGATCAGGCGGTTGGTTATTATTAAGAAAAGTTGCCGATGAAGATACAGAAGACTATACGGTTAATTATGAAACTATAGGTAGACAAAACGGTACAATACAGTTTAAAGAAAACTTGTATAACTATAATCTAAACTCTGTTGGATTTGACAATAGACGATTTGATAATACTTTTTATGATATTAATCCCTCTACAGAAATAAGAAATATTTTAGAAGCTATTAGAGATAATATTTTTATAGGTAGCTTAAAAGTTGAATATAACCAGTTGTTTATGTCAACAATAAGATATGTATTGGCTGAACAATCTAATGCAGATTGGTTGTTTAAAACTAGTTTTGTAAAAGCCAAACATATTAAAGGAACACTTAATCAAAATGACATAACGTTTAACAACGATAACTTACAAAGTTATCAAGATTTTGTAGAAGAATTTAAACCATATAAAACTAAACTAAGAGAATTTGTAAGTAATTACGATGTACTTGATAATACTAGTTCGTTAACAACAGATTTTGATTTAAGTCCGGCATATAGCACTGAAACAAAGCGTATTGAATCAAGTGTTGCAAGAATACAAGATGGTGTTATCGTTGAACAAAATCTTGATACAGATATTAATCCACGTCAAAATTGGAAGAATAATATTGGACAACAAATTGTTGAAATTAAAATTGGTGACGGAGGCAGTGGCTGGACATTTGAACCAATTGTTAAAATACAAGGCGGTGGCGGAACAGGTGCTGAAGCAAAAGCATATCTTGGCTACGGAAAAATAACACATATTAAAGTTACTGAACCCGGTAGCGGATATACAAGTGCGCCTACTGTTATAATTGAAGGCTCACAGACTGATAATAGTACTCCTGCAAAAGTAACAGCAGTATTAGGTGGTGGACTAGTAAGGTCAACTAAAGTAGCAATGAAGTTTGATAGAAATGCTGGATCTTATACTTTTGACACACTTGACGAAACAGAAACGTTTACAGGTACAGGAGCTAGAGTAAGGTATGATCTAGGCTGGCCTATGGACCTTGATATAAAGAAGGTTGAAGTTTACATAGACAATGTACTACAGTTACGTAGTAAATATACCTTTACTAATATTGAAGATACAACTAAAACATATGACAGAGAAAGAGGTAGAATTACATTTACTAAACCGCCTGCATTGAATGCGGCAATTCAAGTCAAATATAAAAAGCCTATAAGTTTATTAAGTGCTGAAGATAGAATTAAATTTGCATATCAGCCAGGTGCAAATATGTTTGGTAAAGAGTTGTCGCAGTTATTAGACGGAATTGACTATGGCGGAGTAGAAATACGTAGTTTTGATTTTTCCGGACCATCAGGTTGGGATACACAAGGCTGGTATACTGATAATTGGGATGTATTTGAAAATACTTTTGAAGATGAAGTATTTACAGCAGACGGATCAACAATTGCAGTACAATTAAGTGCTCCTCTTGAAGCTAACGTTGTGTACAACTTGTACAAAAACGGTGTGAGAATTGACGCACCTGATTTTGTAGCAGGGACAGATGAAATTCCTGGAACATCGGCTACTAATGTAAACGCTATTACATCTAGTATTACCGGTGACGGCATAACAGATACAATTTTGGTACAAGATTTGGGTATAAGTCTATTAGACGGAGATGTATTTGTTGTAAGAAAATCGTCAAGTGATGGATCAATAGGTCTAGACCCAACAAGTTATGATACACAAATTAACGGCGGAGATTTAGTATATTCAACAGCCACTGGTTTAAATGCCGAAGATATTGTTGTAGACGGCGACGGATTTGTTACACCTACAACATCCAAAGGCCCAGAAGAATTAGTTCCAGGACAAGTAATAGATACTTTAGATATTAAAGTTTATACTAGAGATAGCGACGGACAAGGTCAAATCTTTAGCCAAAGCTATATTATGGATAGCACATTAACTTATAGTCTTGGTGTACTGCCAAGCACAAGTGATGCAGTATTTGTAAAATTAAACAACCAATTATTGCCAAACACAGATTATACAGTTAATTGGACAGATAAAACTATTACGTTTGCTAGTGCAACAGTAGGTGCTGAACTTAATATAATAGCAGTAGCACAAGGAATACAAAGCATATTAGATTTTGGAACGTTAATTACTGACGGAACGTCAGAAGAATACACACTTCCTGTCAAATATGTAGAAGGAATGCAAGTTTCTGTTACAGTTGACGGTACTCCTAAAACTGTAGATGTTTTAGAAACAGAAACAGTAGGATTATTTGCAGCTATTAGATTTGATGAAGTACAAGATGCAAATAAAACTATCCACTTTACAGCATTTGGTAATTCAGATACTGTAAATTATAGTCAAATTACTAAAGATACATTTACCGGTGACGGCACGTTAGCTGATTTTGAATTACTACAATCTCCGTTTTACTCAATTCCAACAGAACACAACTTAATTGTAAAAGTAAATAATACAATTTTAAAAGCAGGATACAATGTTGAATTTGTAATTCCGCAAACAGGACAAAAAGAATTTGCTGTTGAAACATTCCAACATCCTTCGGGAAGCCTCGAAGTGAACGATATTAAAGTTTTCTTAAATGGCGTTGAAAAAACAACTCCAATTGACTGGAGATTTGAAATTTCAAATAGTAGTATTATATTAGCAGATGATGTAGGTACTCCTGGCGATGTTGTTGATGTATTTGTAATCACCGACGGTGATTATAGAGTATCAGGTAAAACAGTTACATTTGACACACCTCCTGCATTAAATGATACTATTGAAATATACCAATTTTCAAATCATAACTTGTTAGACATTGATAGAATTAACTATGATGTTGTATCTAGAAAACTAATGTCTCCAGATGAATTAGATTATGTAAATTACATTAGATTAACAACTGGTGAAATTAGTTTACGTTCGCCTGCTCCTGATGCACAGTATGTTTGGGTATCTGTAAACAACGAATTGTTAACACCTAGTGTTGATTACTATGTTACTAATGACGGAATGAAAGTAAGATTAATTAGACAACCATCAACAAATGATAAAATTGATGTAATACATTTTACTGCTCCTGTAAGTAGAACTAAGTTTGCATTTAGACAATTTAAAGATATGTTAAATAGAACACACTTTAAACGTTTAGATAAATCAGCAACTACATTAGCAAATAATTTAAATTACCATGATTTAAGGATTGAAGTAGAAGATGCAAGTAATTTATCTGAGCCAAATAAAGGACAAAATTTGCCAGGTATTATCTTTATTGACGGCGAACGTATTGAATATTTTGTAAAAGAAAATAATACATTGCGTCAACTACGAAGAGGAACACTCGGTACAGGAGTTAAAAATGTACACACTGCTGGATCAAAAGTGTTTGATCAAAATATAGCTAAAACAGTTCCTTATGCAGATGCTACAATGACACATACGTTTAGGGAAGAAGTTGACGGTGTGCAAACAACGTTTGCTATACCATTTACAGTTGATTCAGTTAACGAAGTTGAAGTATTTGTTGGCGGAATTAGACAAAGAAAAAATACATTGGATGTGTTTGATCCAACAATAGCACTTGATAGTCCGGAAGGCAATGTTACACATGCTGCTGAATTTACTGTTAATGCTAATGCTCTAGTACTTTCTACAGCACCAGCAGACGGAATATCAGTAACAGTAACTAAAAAACAAGGAAGAAGCTGGACAGAAAACGGTATATCCCTAGGAGATACAGAAAATTCAATTGCTAGATTCTTACGTGCCGGAACAACAGAGCTACCTGAATAAATACAGTATAGGAAAAATAAATGAGCGATAACATGAAAGATACAAACGGAGTAGTAGTGCAAGGTCATATCAAGATATATGATCCGGAAACTAACAAAGTTTACATTGACAAGCGCAATGCAATTCACTATGAAAACATGAGTATTGCACTTGCAGAAAGTCTAGCTAACGCCGGCGAAGGATTTATTAATAAATTAAGCCTTGGCAACGGTGGAACTAGTGTTGACCCTACTGGAGTAATTACGTACCTAACACCAAACAGTACAGGTACAAATGCAGGATTGTATAACGAAACATATTCAAAAGTTGTAGACGACAGAAGCGTTAACAACACAGATCCTGCTAGAAATAAATTAGAAACTAGACACGTTGCTGGTACAAACTATACTGATATTATTGTAACTTGTTTACTTGATTACGGTGAACCAAACGGCCAAGATGCTTTTGATACTGCGGCGTCAACTGATAGTCCGTACGTATTTGATGAATTAGGATTGCGCAGTTATAGCGCATCCGGCGAAGGAAGATTAATAACACATGTAATTTTCCATCCAGTACAAAAGAGTTTGAATAGATTAGTTCAAATTGATTATACTGTTCGCATACAGAGCTTGGCAGGGTAAGGGAGTATATAGATGCCATATACAGTAAATTACACTGACACAATTAATAAAGGATCAATTGTTGTTGAGGATAATACATTAAACGACGAAACTAGTTTGATGCTACCTGGACGCAATACAACAGCGTACGGACAAGCAATCGCAGAAGACTTATTACATTTACTAGAAAATTTTGCAAGTCCTAATGCTCCTGAAAGACCAGTAGAAGGTCAACTTTGGTATGATACTACACAAAATGTTGATCAACTAAAAGTTTATGACGGAACTAATTGGGTAGCTAGTGGCGGACTAAAAAAGGCAAGTGCAGAACCGGCAGTAGTAAATTCAAATGCAGGCGACTTATGGGTAAACACAGAAAGTCAGCAGCTATATTTGTTTACAGGTAGTACTTGGGTATTAGTTGGTCCAGACTTTAGTGACGGATTATTAACAGGTGCGGCTGCACAATCTATTGTTGGCACTAACGACATTACTTACAGTGTACTATCAATTAAAGTAAAAGATAAACCAGTTGCTATTGTTAGTAGTCAAGCATTTACTCCTAAGACATCTATTGCAGGATACAGACAGGGAATACAAGCAGGTATTAATCTTGCTGACGAAGCTATTGTAGGAACAGAAACGCTAAAGTTCCGAGGTATTTCTGAAAAAGCAGAAAACTTAATTGTCGGCGGCGACATAATTCCTGCAACCAATTTTTTAAGAGGAAATGCAGCAAGTAGCACAGATTTTCAACTAAGTGTTAAAAGCAATGATGGTATAAAAATTGGTACCGGCGGACAAGTTGCACTAGGAATTGACGGCGAAACAGGAATTATACAACATAATACCAGCGGATCAAGTATTGATTTTAGACTACGTAGTGGTAATTTAACACCAACAGTAATGAGTATTAATAGTTCAGGTAATATTGGTATTAATACATCAGCTCCTGAAGAATCACTTGATGTCAAGGGCAATGTTAAAGTTGCTCCTAAAACAGGTGAAGCAGAAACTGGAGTAATAACAGTTGCTACCCCGATTGATTCAACGTCAATAGGCACAGGTAGTATTGTTACATCAGGCGGCATTGGTGTTGCTCTTAATGCATATATCGGCGGCGATGTTGATATAGGAGGCATATTACAAACAGGAAATATTGTACCAGATGCACCTAGTTCAAGAAATATTGGTACAGTCAACAACAAATACGACCAAGTATATGCTACTACATTCTTTGGAAATATACAAGGTAATGTAAGCGGCACAGTTAGCGGACGAGCAGGATCTGCAGACAGACTTGCTAGTGCTACAACATTTGCACTAAGTGGCGATGTTAATCCTACTAGTTTTGAATTTGACGGACAGACAGGTGGCAGCACAAAAACATTTGCGGTAAGTATTGCAAACAGTTTTATTAGCAATAAAGAAACAGTTTTTGAAGCTGAAAATGCCGACGAAATACTAATAAACAGAACTACTGGCGTTACAGGTGCATATAAAATATCTAAACGCAATTTCTTAAAAGATATTCCGTTAGTACCAGCAGGCGCAATTATGCCATATGGTGGAGAAGAAGCGCCCGCAGGTTGGTTATTATGTGACGGCACTGAAGTATTAAAGTCAGACTATAACCAATTGTGGTTAGCAATACAATATAATTTTAAAGATCCTTCATTGTTAACTAACAACGGTGTTAGTTCGTTTGCACTACCAGATTTTAGAGGTAGATTTCCATTAGGTCTTGATAATATGGGAGGTCCAAGTGCAAACAGAGTAACTGATATTGCTGCTGATGCTATTGGCGGAAACGCTGGTGCAGAATCTAAAATAATTAATACTGATAATCTACCAGAACATGAACATGACTTAGAAGGTGATTCGGGTACACAGTTTTATGGTGTACGTGTTGGCGCAGGCGAACCTGTAGACGACAATGCAATTGAACTTCCGGTAGCACCTGGACTAGGCGGAACACAAGGTATAGCATCAAGCGGAGGCATTAAAACTGACGCAACAGTTGGAAATGCAATTGATGTTATGAACCCGTTCTTAGCATTAAACTATATAATTTATACGGGGCAATAATAGATGAGCTATCAACTAAACAAAACAGACGGAACATTACTTACAGATTTAATTGACGGACAGATTGATACGAGTAGTACTAATCTTGTGTTAGTTGGTAGAAATTATAGCGGATATGGTGAGTATTTTAACGAAAACTTTATAAAATTATTAGAAAATTTTAGTAATACTGCTGCGCCTAGTAACCCACTAAAAGGACAAATTTGGTGGGATAGTGCAGAACAGAGATTAAAAGTTTATGACGGAACAGTATGGAAATCAAGTGGTGGCCCATTTGTAGATGATACTAGGCCACAAATGGTTGCAGGTGATCTATGGATTGATAACGAAAATAACCAAATGCATGCCTATGACGGGACTGATTTAATATTAGTTGGCCCGCAATATACAAAGAACCAGGGCACTAGTGGCTTCCAAATAAGTAGCATACTTGATACACAAAGTAGATCACGTACAGTTGCAAATCTATATGTAGGCGGCACACTATCAGCAGTAATTAGTAACATTCAATTTACACCAATCTATGCACAAAGGGTTTTAGGACTTGTCACAGCAGATAATCCAGACGGAATAATTTATCCAGGATTTAATTTAATAGATCCAGGTAATTTTAAATGGAGGGGAACAGCAGAATCTGCAAATGCTCTAGTTACATCTAGCGGACAAGTTAGAACAGCTGACTCGTTTTTGCCTTCTACTACTGACGGAGTTACAGTTGGTACATTAACCATACAAAACTCAGGTGGATTAACAATTGGACTTGGACAAAATCATGTGCAAAAAGTTGTTGGACCGAGATTTTATTTTGAAAACCAACTAACTGATCACGATATTAGTATGCGTGTAAAATCATCATCTCTCGGATCTGTTAGTGTTGACGCAATATACGTTGATGCAAGTACAGCTAGAGTAGGTATTTTTAACAGAACAGACGCAGGCGACTTTAGACTTCCTGAATATACTTTTGACATTGATGGTGATCTAAGAGTTACAGGTAATATGGTAATTGAAGGTGACACAACAAGTATTGATGTTGCTACATTACGGGTAGAAGATAAAAATATTGAAATTGCTAAAACAGCAGACGGAACAACACTAACAGGTGCAGAGGCCAACAATGCTGGCCTTGTATTAGACACAAGTGATGTAGGACAAAAATTATGGACATGGCAAACAACAGCAAATGCATGGACGGCTAATGTTAATGTTGATATTAGTGATACAACTAAAGCATACAAAATTGGCGGTGTAGATAAACTTACAGATGATACACTTGTAAATGTTACAAAAGCACTAGATTTAGATCAAATCGGTACACTTACAGTATTACAAGTTGATGAAATTAATATTAACGGAAAAGTTATTAGTTCTACCAATGACATGGCAATTACATCAACAACAGGCATTGCTATAACAGCCGGCGGCGACATCAATATTGCTGACAGCCAGAAAATTACTGGCATGGCTGACCCAACTGCTGCACAAGATGCTGCAACAAAAAATTATGTAGATACACAAATATCTACTGAAGTAATAGCATTTAGTATGGATGTTACTGGTTTAGGCGTAGGAGCAATATTAGAAAACAATGTTGCTGCTTATCTAGGCGATCTATATCCTGCTAATGCAGATAATAACGGAAAGATTGCACGTATACATACAACATCATATGCAGGAGCAACAGTTGAAGGAGTTGATGTTGAGTCAGCAAAGAATATTGCATTTATTCCTGTTGATTCTAATGGAACACAAAATGAATCAGTTGTACAGAGTGTTACATTTGCTGCCGAAGGCGCTAGTGGTAATGTTATCCTTACACCAGCAAGAGCACTGATGCAGTATGTATCAAATGGAACAATATGGGTAATTGATCAACCAACATCGACATATCCGTAAAACGATAAATAACATATAGCACTTAGGGGTTACACAAGAATGGCTTATTCAATTGATAGATATAATAACACACTGTTAACAACAGTAGAAGACGGTACAGTTGATCAAACAACTGACCTTAAATTCATAGGTAAAAACTATGCAGGATATGGAGAAATTCAAAATGAAAATTTCCTATTTTTGCTAGAAAATTTTAGTGGAGCTAATCAGCCAGCTAGACCATTAAGTGGTCAAGTTTGGTTTGATAGCGGTACAAGTAAACTAAAATTCTATGATGGTACAAAATGGCGTACAACCGGCGGCGCAGAGATTGGTGTAACAGAACCAACAGGATTAGCAACCGGAGACTTTTGGTGGGACAGCGGCAACGATCAACTTTACGTATTTAACGGCACAAGTTTTGTACTTATAGGACCGCAGAATGCAGGCGAAGGTGTAACCCAAATGCAAAGTCGCGAAGTTGTAGATGCACTTGGCGGAACCAAAAGCATTATTACCGCTGTTATTGAAGATGAAATCATATTTATTATTAGCCCATCTGAGTTTGATTTAAATGCAAGTGAAACTGTAGTAAAAGGACAAGGTTACGATAAACTAAGAAAAGGTGTTACATTAAAGAATACTAAAACAGCAACAAATGGTGTTACATCAACGGATCATTACTTTTGGGGAACAACTTCAAACGCACTAAAATTAGGCGGCGTTGATGCAAGTAATTTTATTCAAACCTCCGGCGGCGCAAATATCCAGTTTACAGAAGGATTAGAATTACCAGACGCAGGCATATTAATTGGTGATTCAAATGATTTACAAATTAAAATTGATGACAACGGTTACGATGGATTAATACAAAACGTAACAAACAATAGTAATATTAAATTTAAAGTTACTACATCGGCTGGAACACTTACACATGTAGCAACAATTAATGATACTAGTGTAGTTCCAGCAGCAGATAATACATTTTCATTAGGTACAGCTAGTTTAGGCTGGTCAAATGTTTATGCTTCTAACTTTACAGGTGAAGCATCAAGAGCAACAGCATTACGAGTGGGCAGCGAGTTCCGTACATCAAGTGTGAGTGCATCAAATAATACAGTTGCAGTTAGAGATGCAACAGGAAATATTGCTGCAAACTTATTCCAAGGTACAGCAACACAAGCAAGATATGCTGACTTAGCAGAAAAATATTCTACAGCAGAAGATCTTGCTCCTGGCACAGTAGTTTGTGTTGGTAAAGGAGAAGCAGAAGTAGAGCCTGTAAGCTCGGGCTGTATGGCAATTGGAGTAGTTTCAACTGATCCTGCTTTAATGATGAATAGTGACGCTGAAGGACAATATATTGGACTTAAAGGACGACTACCTGTACGTGTTGTTGGTTCTGTAACAAAAGGCGATGCAGTATATGTAAACAACAATGGTTGTGCAGGAACTGCAATCAACGGAGGTTCTTTAGTGGGTGTTGCATTAGAAAGCAACAGCGACGAAGGCGAAAAATTAGTAGAATGCGTACTTAAAGTATAAGGTATCAAAATGGCAGAAATTACAGCAGCACGAATTAACAATTTACAATCTCGTATAGAGCTTATTTTAGGTAACGGTGCAGGACAAAACGGCTACGGACAATCATTATCAAGTGCCCAAGTATCAAATGCAGCTGATGTAATTACAGCAGAAGATTTAAATTTAATTTATGCTGACGTACTAAAAGCTAGAGTACACCAAGTAGGCCCGGGTGACTTATCAGTAGCACAAGTTGTACAAAATCTAAACGTGATTGCCGAGGATGAAAGTTTCTTTGTAGATGATAGTGGTGTAACTTCAGCAGATCCTGAAGGAGCCAAAAAAGGATTATCGGATTTTGAATCTTTAATGTCGACTATTGAAGCTGATAAAGCAATAGTTGATTCTAGTCAAGCAACTTTAGAACCTGCTATTAGTACAGTTAGATCTTCAACATGGAACGGCTTAATTTATCATGAATTTATCGCTACTTTTTCTAGTGCAGATGAGCGAAGACATTTTTTTAATACTGGCGGCGAAATAAGAATTACTTCGTCTAACAGTAGTTCGGGTACACCTAAAGGTCTAGACTGGGCACAATTGTGTTCAAGTACAGGTACTATTAGATTTAGTGCAAATACTACAATATCAACAGCTGGTGGCGGAACGTCTATAGGTAATTATAACTTAACTAGCAATTACCAAAACGTTTATAACAAAGTTGGTTCAGGTGTTGGTTCAGGAATTTATGCAGCTAATACATACACTGTTAAAGTAAGATCTGATTTTGAAACTAGAATTATTTTTAGAATTGAATTTAATGATCTAGCAGTGGATAATGTAATAGATAACAATGTAGACGGAATTTTACGTAGCACTATACAGCATTATAGAGCTACCGGTGATGTTGCAGCAATTGCACCTACATATTTTAATAGTGTTACACTATCATAACAATTATCTCTGTTGAAACTTCTAACTAAATACTTAAAATGAGAGATAATGCATGCCAACAGTTGTACAAGCCAGTAGATATAATAATTTAAGAGCGCGGGTAAACACCGTTCTTGGGGCTTCTACGACATCTTCTCCTCAATTTGGTTACGGACAAGGCACTACAACAAACTCAGTAATTGGCACACAGGCAGTTACTAGCCCAGTTGACGCTGACAAAATTTCAGCACAAGACTACGAAGACTTATATGTTGATATTGTACGTGCTAGATATCACCAAATAGGATCATCTGTTAGTATTGACGATTTTGTTGTAGGAGATATCGACGCTAACCCTACAACCGCTGACAAAATTGAAGAAGCGTATATTACTGGATTAGAAAATTTAGCAACAAATCTCGAAACCGATAAATTTTTAGTCGATTCTTCCCAACTAGCAGTTGTAAGACTTGAAGACCCCGGCGGCAATACAATGACAAGTACAAGATTAGCTTCTAATGGTCCGTGGAATGGACAGATCAGTCACATTTTTACTGTTGAATTTCCAACAAATGCAGCACGCCGGCACTTTTTTAATTCCGGCGGACAAATAAGATTTCAAGGAAGTGTTGATTACACCGGAAGTCAATCCAAAACAGTTGATTGGCGCACAATTTTATCCAATATGGGTCAAATATCTTTTGCTGCCGAATCAACGTATAGTAATTCTAGTGTAGGAACAGGGTATCCTGTAGGTAATTATGGATTAACTAGCGCATATAGACTATGCTATTCTAAAAGTGGCGGCGCACTATATGCTAGAAACGATTACGAAATAAGGGCTAGACAAGTAAGCCAACGAGTAATACAATTTAAAGTATCATTTGTAGACGGCCAGCCAAATGACACATCTTATGGAATTGATGAAACTGTTTTTGGTGATTTTGAAAGTGACATATTACTATCTGTACCAACTGGCCAAGTAAATATTAATGGCACTATATATTCTACAGTTACATATCAAGAAACACTACCTGCGGGCGCACTCATTTCTCCGTTATAATCCAATAATAGCTTGACAACTCCAAAAATTTGTTATATACTAGTAGTATAATAATATAGGAGTATTACTATGGATGAGCGCCTTGAAAAAGCATTAGATTTTTCAAATTATATGATGACACTAAACAATCAAAAACGTGTTCTTCGAGAAAGATTTGAAGAAGGACTATTGTATTTTTATTCCGGGTCACAATTTACAATTACTAAAGAATTAATTAACTTTTGTAAAGCTATGGCTGAAGCAGATCAAGACGAAATTGTATTAATTGACGATAATAGTAATCCTGCACTTATTCAAAATGTCGATGAATTTTATGAAAAAATTCTTACACAATATTTTGAAGCGGCAAATGCTTATCACGCAGATTATATGAGCCTAAAAAAGAATAGAAGCGTAGAGAAGTTAGTCGATTATGAGTAGTAAAGGTGTATTTCTTTTTGCTAAAAATAACGGACAATTAGATTATGTAAAACAAGCAGTTTTTTTAGCAAGACGTATCAAAAAATATCTAAAAGTTCCTGTGTCTCTTGCAACAGACAGCCCCGTATACTTAGAGCAAACATACGGCACTGACGATTTTGATAAAGTAATTAAACTAGATTATACTGAAGAAGGAAATATGCGTTATTTCTATGATGGTGCATTGTCAAAGAAATCTGCGGGCTTTAAGAATGCTAATCGAGCAAGTGCATATGAATTATCTCCGTATGATGAAACACTACTATTAGATACTGATTACATTATATCTAATAATTTACTAGCATCTGTGTTTGAATCTGATGCAGACTTTATGATATATAAAAAATCAAGTGATATTTCTCAAGCTAGAAATGAAGACGAATTTCAAAAAATTGACGATGTTAGTGTTGATTTTTATTGGGCAACTGTTGTGTTTTTTAAAAAAACAGAAACTAATAAAAAGTTTTTTGATTTAGTTAAGCACATTGAAGACGAGTGGCATCATTATAGAAGAACATATCAAATAAAGTCTCATCTTTTTAGAAATGACTTTGCATTTAGTATTGCTATTCATATAATGAATGGATTTGCACAGGGTAGTTTTGCTGAGGAATTGCCCGGAACAATGTTTTACACCGCCGACAAGGACATTCTTTGGCAAATGAAAAATGACGAAATGATGTTTCTTATTGAAAAAGAAAATTATACAGGCGAATACACTTCTATAAGAACAAAAGGCTTAACCATACACGTTATGAACAAGTTTAGCTTAACACGGATGATCGACGAGGAGTTAGAAAATGGATAAAGGAATAGTAGTATTAGCTCAAAATAATGAAACTGATAATTATGTAGATCAAGCCTGTTTGTTAGCAATGAGTTTATGTACACATAATCCTGATACAAAAATTAGCATAGTTACAAATGACGAAGTACCAAATAAAAACTTATTTGATCAAATTATTCCAATCCCATATGGCGATCATGCAGAAACTAGTGAATGGAAAGTAGAAAATCGCTGGAAGTTATATCATGCTAGTCCTTACAATGAAACTATCGTAATGGACACAGATATGTTAGTACTACAGAATATTGATGTTTGGTGGGACTTTTTATCAAATTACGATATATTCTTTACTAATAAAGTTTTAAATTACAGGGGAACTCCTGCAGATACACAGTTTTATCGACGTACATTTATTGACAGCAATCTTCCTAATTTGTTTAGCGGATTTCATTATTTCAAAAAATGTGAGTTTGCACAAGACTTTTATGCATGGTTAGAGTTAGTGGTTAACAACTGGGAAACGTTTTACGAGCAACAATTAATGCCACAGTCTAGACCACAACAAGTTAGTATAGATGTATGTGCGTCAATTGTTGCAAAAATTTTAGATTGTGAAGATGAAATTACTAATAGAATATCGTCATTGCCTACATTTGTGCATATGAAAGCACATTGCCAAGATTGGAAAGAAGTAGAATCGTCTTGGTTAGACAAAGTTGGATTTTATATTTCAAAAGATTGCAATATAAAAATAGGTAATTTTATACAAACTGGTATATTGCATTATACAGAAAATAGCTTTTTAGAAAAAACTCCAGTTGTTGAAAGATATAGGAGTTTGTTAAATGTCTGAGTTAGCAAGTTTAATAAGAAAACTAAAAGTAGAAGCTGTTTCAAGTGAAGCATATGTTTATTATGAAAAACAAACTGGTGCTGTTAAGAAAATTAGTAATAGAAAATATGATACAGAAGATTTTGAATTGCTAGTAGTTACGCAGGATGAAGCAAAACCTTTACTTAAAGGCGAGTATAGACTTGACGAATGGGTCGTAACATACGATGTTTCAATTAAAGACAGGATGTTAAAACGTAAAACATATGAAGACGAAAATAAAATTGCAGCTACTTTATGTTATGAGTTACCGTTAATTAAAAATTATAATGACGGCCATAGCACACTTGAACCAGCATACGACGGTGTTGATGTTTATATATGGGCAGTTGATGGCGAATATGTAAAAGATCAAATAGTATTCTATGAAGATAATGTTTACAAACTTTTAGCAGACAACGATAAAGGTCAAGTATTTGGCAATGCAGAACTTTTTATAAAGGATGTGCTATTAACAGACACGTCAACAGTTACACACGTTTCAAATCGTTTAATAATGCAACCTGAATATGAAGGTGTGCATGTTGATGTTTGGTATGACGAATTATCACATACAGAAGGTCAACATGTTTGGCATCGAGGAACAGTTTACAGAATTAAAAAAGACCAAAAAGCAGAAACTAAATTTAGAAAAGCAAATTGTGAAATTATCGTACAAGATGTTATTTTATACGCTGATGAAAACAAGCACCTAACAGTTATCGACACTAACGACCTAAACTTGGGTATGATTGTATTAAGTAATAATAAAATTTTTAGTATTAAATATGCCTCTGAGCAGTTTGAAAAACAACAGAACACAGTTTTTTGGAAAGAATCTGATAGACATTTAATTGTTTGGGATTCAGAAGAACTTTTAAAATTTGATTCATTAAATAACAAAACTTTGTTTTATGAGACTGAACATACTGTAGTAGATAAAGATACTTTAAAAAACGGACAATTAGTACTAGTAGGCACTCAGATTTATAATTATAATACTACTAAGGACTATGATGTTATTATACAACAGAATTTTGTTGATAAGTGCTGGACAATTGTACTTAATCCGTATACTAAAGCATTTTTAAATACTAGCGGTTATAGTGTTAAAGACAAGTTGTATTTTAGTGTAACAGAAAAATATGATCCTAATATTCTTTATAGAACGCTAGAGTTAAATGCCGAAGAGTTACTTTGGGAAAAGCCAACTACTATCCCTTTCATATATGACGTTGAGCAAGATGGAGTTAATGTAAGTATATACACAGCAAAATATTTTGAACACTATGCACATGAGGTAGTACAATAAATGAGTAAATTTAAGCCCATTGATTATGACATAATTTATTTGTCTTATGACGAGCCAAACGCAGAAAAAAACTATGCAGATTTATGTCAAAAAGTTCCATGGGCTAAACGTGTTCACGGAGTAGAAGGTAGTGATGCTGCACACAAGGCTTGTGCAAAATTAAGTGAAACAGATAGATTTATTACAGTCGATGGTGATAACAGAATACGTGCAGAATTTCTAAATCAAGAAATTGATTTTACTGAACATGTTGATTTACAAAATGCTGTTATTAGTTGGTGCGGCCAAAATGAAATAAATGGATTGATGTACGGCAACGGCGGCATTAAATGCTGGCCTACTGAATATGTATTAAACATGCGCACACACGAAAACGCAGATCCTACTAATGCACATGCACAAGTAGATTTTTGCTGGGATGCGCAGTATATTCAAATGAATAGTGTTTATTCAGACGTATTTAATAATGAAACACCAGGACAAGCATGGAGAGCAGGTTTTAGAGAAGGTGTAAAACTTGCTACTGACCGAGGCGTAAGAATTACACCCCAAGAGTTTAAAGATAATCATTGGAGATGTTTACATTGGTTATACATTTGGACTATGGTAGGTGCAGATGTTGACAATGGCCTTTGGGCAATCTATGGCGCACGAGAAGGTCTGTATAAAACAATGTGTACAGATTGGGATTATGTACAAGTTAGAGATTTTAAATACCTAAACAGTCTTTGGAAAGAAGTTGAACCAAGGGTATCAATGGAAGGATTGCAAGATTCTATTGAAGATTTAGGCGATAAAATTCTAGCTAAATTAGATATACCTATTGCAGCCCAGCCATTAGATGCACAGCAAAGTAAATTTTTTAAATCAGTTTATCAAAATCCTTCAAGAACCGATAATCAAAGATTTATCGAAGAACTAAAGGACGTATAATGGGTGACGTTTTAACAGGATATAAGAGTGTAAGAGAAGAGCTCAATAACATCAGTTGTTCTATGTGCCTTGCTAAATGGAAGCAAGTTACACTTCACTTGCAAACAGGTCATACGCACAGTTGCCATCACCCAGCAACACATAAAATACCTTTAGAAGAAATTGAAGTAGATCCTAGTGCGTTACATAACACTAAGTTTAAGAAAGAGCAACGTGCTAAAATGCTTAAAGGTGAACGTCCAGAAGAATGTGACTATTGCTGGACAGCTGAAGACTCGTCGGATGGTTCTACATTTAGTGACAGAATAACTAAAAGTGCAGAAGAATGGGCTTGGCCTGAAAAAGATATTATTGCAAAGAGCTCTCCGGATGAAAATACAAATCCTAGCTATGTAGAAGTTAGTTTTTCAAATGCTTGTAACTTTGCGTGTACATACTGTTCACCTGAAATTAGTAGTACTTGGATGCAAGAAATACAAAAGCATGGCGGGTATACTGGCACTACATATAATTTTAATAATTTAGATTGGATTAAACAAAATGGCAAAATGCCTATTCCGCATAGAGAACATAATCCTTATGTAGAAGCGTTTTGGAAATGGTGGCCAAAACTGTATCCTGATTTGCATACATTTAGAATTACTGGCGGTGAGCCATTAATGGCAAAAGATACTTTTAAAGTTTTAGATTATATTATTGAGAATCCTAATCCTAACTTAGAATTAAACATAAACAGCAATCTTTGTGTACCAGACGGTTTAGTTGACAAGATGATAGAAAAGGCCAAACGCATTCAAGGCGAAGGTTTAATCAAAGATTTTAAAATTTATACTAGTGCAGAAGCTCACGGCAAACGTGCTGAGTATATTAGACATGGTATGGATTATAACCAGTGGATTGACAATTGCGATAAAGTGTTAACAGAAATACCAGATTGCAAAATTACAAATATGGCAACATACAACTCATTAAGTTTGTCTAGTTATCAAGACCTAATGAAAGACTTGTTAGACTTGCGTAAAAAACATCACACTGATCCTGCAAAAAGCCATGCAGTGAGTTTAGATGTTAGTTATCTACGTTGGCCACCGCATCAATCAATACTAATAGTTCAAGATGACAACTATTTAAAAATGCTTGAAGACCAAGTCACTTGGATGTTCCAAAATAAAGAACATAGTCATTGGCCGCCACTTTGCGGCATCGGTATGTACGACTATGAAATTAATAGATTACAAAGGATATATTGGGTAATGCAGCAGAGTCCTAAGCATATTAAGGAAAAAGAACTTATCGAAGGAAGAAAAAACTTCGTTGCATTCTTTGACGAGCACGACAAGCGTAGAGGAAAGAATTTTTTAGAAGTATTTCCTGAAATGGAAGATTTTTATTGGGAGTGCAAAACACTATGAGTAAAGAATTATTTGACTGGCGTAAGAAAGTATTAGATTCAGTTAGTCCTAGCTTCTGTGCTGCTAAATGGCTTAATGCAACTATCCATCTAGGCCATGGTATGACACATAGTTGTCACTTGCCTATTCCTCATCCTATTGACAAGGAAGAAATTAAAACTAATCCTAGTGCGTTGCATAATACAGCACACAAAAAGAAACAACGTGAGCGTATGATTAAAGGTGAACGACCACCTGAATGTGAGTACTGCTGGAAAATTGAAGATATTGGTAGAGATAATATTTCTGATAGAGTATATAAGAGTCAAATATACAAAGAAAAAGATATTATTGCAATCGCAGAAAATGATCCATATGAAGATGTTATTCCAAAAACATTAGAAATTAGTTTTGATAGAACGTGTAACTTAGCATGTAGTTATTGTAATTCAAGTTATAGCACTACATGGGCACAAGATATTAAAAAGAATGGTCCATATCAACAAATGAAATCAGATGGCGCAGGCGCCTATCATCATGACGGTGAATGGACCGAACCGTACGGAAAATTTAACGAAGGCAATCCTTATGTAGAAGCATTTTTTAAATGGTGGCCGCAATTAAGCAGTGAACTAGAAGAACTTAGGATAACTGGCGGCGAAGCATTAGTAAGTCATCAGTTTTGGAACTTTGCAAAAGTTGTAAAACAAAATCATGCTCCTAATTTAAGAATTGCAATTAATTCAAATCTTATGGTGAAAGATGATTTAATACAAGACTTAGTTGATTTTACTAAACTTGATAATTATAAAGAGTTTGACTTGTTTACTAGTTGCGAAGCTACTGGATTGCAAGCAGATTATATAAGAGACGGACTAGAATATAATACTTGGAAAGATAACCTAGAATATGTTATTAGTAATGGACGTTTAAGATG